GCATTCAGTTCCTCGAATGCCTCTTCGGTAATCATGCCGCCAGTCTTTGGAGACTGAACCATGTTTGACCGAATGTTGAGAGAGTAACACAAGTCAATGAACGCGCCCCGCTTTTTGACAAAAGCTTTCTCAGCTGACTGATCAGCGTGATATGCTTTCTTCACTTCAACAGGGATTGCGTTCAAGATACCGTCTGTAATGATAGAGTTTGTCATAGCTTTTTCCTTTCATGACAAAAGAGTTAAGGCTATGAAAACCCCTAACAAGTTAGGGAATTCCATAACCTGTTATGAACATCAACAGGGCGGTGTTGCCCTGAAGACGCCCCCTTTATGGCATCAATTAAAAATAATTACAATGGATGTTTTGACATAATACGTTATTGTTTACAACTTTCTGACATCCCACCCCCTCCCCATAGGCCGCTTGTCATAGTCTGTTACTATATGCTGTATGTAATACTATTTTACACGAATTATGAGTTCATATTTACGTTCGGCTTACCCCACCCCCCTCTCACAGGGAACACCCCCCTATAGGGACTCCTAAACTTCTTTTGACAAAAATTTTTTTCGCACTATGTAATATTTTGCATGAAAGGGAGGTCTTCCTATCGGGGGGAAGACCACATGGCTACCGAGTATCAGCGTAACTACCAAAAAGAATGGTATCAGCGTAACAAAGAAAAACACAAAGCTGACTCCAAACGGAATCGGCGCAGGTACAAACAGGAGTGGGCTGAGTTTAAAGCAAAGCTAAAATGCGCACACTGCGGAGAGAAACATCCTGCCATCATAGATTTCCATCACGTTATAAAAGAGGGCAAACAAAATATATGGGAGCTTATTGGTGCAGGGCGGTATGGAGCTGCAATGAAAGAAGTGCAAGAGAAATGTATACCGCTGTGTGCTAACTGTCATCGCAAGCTACATTGGCAAGAACACCACGGTGTTGCAGAATAACTCATTATAGCGTATAAAAAATAACTATCGGTTAACAACCTGCGTAAGATGCTATGACTTTACTGATAGAACCTGAGATAGGCGTACCCTACGCCCCCAACGAACCCTACATGGATCTTAAGATTCGTGCAGAGGCAGCTTGTAACACCGTACAAGAACTTTCGGCGCACGGTCTTGAGGTCAAACCTGACAAAGAAGACCAAGATATTGCGTCTAAATTGTCCATGGCGTACGCAGAAGACCCTGAAAAGACATCAAAAAAGGTCACAAACAAGCGGGCAGCGACTCTGACCCCCGCATCTTTGGTGTTGACCAGCAATATTTTACAAGAATTTGGGCAATCTGTGGCAAACTCTGCAATGCAGGTCCGTCATATGGTCACAAACAAGCTAATTTTAGAGACTGACAACCCTGATCCGCGTGTTCGCATACGTGCGTTGGAACTTTTAGGCAAAATTTCCGATGTTGGGCTGTTTTCAGACAAAACAGAGGTCACTGTAACCCATAAAACTACGGATGAGCTGCGTGAAAGCCTCCGAGCCAAGCTTTCTAAGCTAATAAACCCCGAAGAAGTAGAAGATGCAGTGGTTTTAGACGGAGAACCTGTAGATGTTGATAAAGAACTAGGGCTAAAAGATGTATAGCGCACTTGTATTGGCTTGTTGGATGGGTACAGCACAGCCTTGTATACAAGTTACGGACACAAGAGGCCCATATAAGACTAGCATTGAGTGTGAAACACGTATTACAGAAATGATCATGACCGCTAGAGCGATATGGGACAAGCTTGATATGCCCTACAGGGTTGTAGATACCGCTTGTGTAAAAGGTCAGGCAGGGTCAAGAGTGTGACATGAGCACGTTGGACAGCGATAGACAGGACTTTTCATTTTCCGAAGCCGACATAGAGCATATGTTAGCCAACTTGGACTCTTTTTCTCCTGAAGAGATTGCTGAGATTGACAAGCTTGCTGGGGAGATAAGTACACGGCAACAATATAAGAAAGCATATGATGACCTCATTGAGTTCTGTAAACATATGCAGCCAGATTACATTGTGGGCAAACACCACAGAATGCTGGCAGATATGCTTATGGATATTGAACTCGGTAAAAAAGACCGAATATGCGTTAATATACCACCACGACATGGTAAGTCGCAACTAGTGTCTATCATGTTCCCAGCATGGTTTTTGGGTAGAAACCCTGACAAAAAGGTCATGATGGTGTCACATACTACTGATTTAGCGGTGGATTTTGGGCGTAAAGTCCGAAACATGATAGCATCTGATAGTTATAAGGAGATATTTCCTACTGTAGCACTAGCCTCTGACAGTAAGTCTGCGGGTAGATGGAACACAAACATGGGAGGAGAATACTATGCGTGTGGTATTGGTTCAGCTCTTGCTGGTCGTGGTGCTCACCTCTTGCTCGTGGACGATCCCCATTCCGAACAAGATGTCATCAACGGAAACTTTGAAGTGTTTGATAAAGCCTACGAGTGGTTTACATTCGGGGCCAGAACTCGACTTATGCCAGGGGGTAAGGTGGCAATCATTCAGACCCGCTGGCACATGGACGACCTCACAGGAAGAGTGGTTAAAGACCAAGCTCAGAACGCCCTCGCTGACCAATATGATGTGGTTGAGTTCCCCGCTATACTGAGTATTGAGAATAAGGGCAAGACAACAGAAAAACCGCTGTGGCCTGAGTTCTTTGACATGGAGGCACTGCTACGAACTAAAGCGTCAATGCCTGCGTTTCAGTGGAATGCACAGTATCAACAGACACCTACAGCAGAAGAAGCTTCTATTATTAAACGTGAATGGTGGAATGCGTGGACAGCAGAAAGTCCACCTTCGTGTGAATATATTATCATGTCTCTTGATGCCGCTGCTGAAAAACACAATCGAGCTGACTATACAGCGTTGACAACTTGGGGTGTGTTCCTAAACGAGAGTGAGGGTGGGCATCACATCATACTGTTGAATAGTATAAAGGACAGATTTGAGTTCCCTGAACTAAAACAACTGTGTATGGAAGAGTATGACGAGTGGGAACCAGATGCGTTTATAGTGGAAAAGAAAAGCGCAGGTACGGCGATTTACCAAGAAATGCGGCGTAGTGGCCTGCCTGTGCAGGAATACACACCTCATAGAGGTACAGGGGATAAATTAGCAAGACTTAATTCTGTAGCTGACATAGTGGCATCGGGTATGGTATGGATACCTCAGACACGATGGGCAGAAGAGGTTGTGGAGGAGATCGCAGGTTTTCCTTTCATGAGTCACGATGACTTGGTAGACTCTACCGTAATGGCACTCATGAGATTTAGGCAGGGAGGATTTATCCGCCTGCCAACTGATGAACCTGACGAGATACAGTATTTTAAGCAGAAGCGTGGCGGGTATTACTAATGGCAGTAGAAAAAAGCGTGTATCAAGCCCCAGTGGGTATGGACGAGGAACAAGGAGCGGCAGCTCCAGAAGAACTCGAAATAGAGATCGTAAATCCTGAGTCTGTTACTCTTGATGACGGCAGCATGGAAATCACCATCATCCCTGATGCGGATGTAGGTGATGCTACTTCTTTTGACGCTAACCTAGCAGAAGTGCTGGATGAGGGAGATCTTAGCTACATAGCCGATGAGCTTATGGGCCTTATTGAAAGCGATGAGGACAGTCGTAAAGAATGGGCAGACACCTTTGTAAAGGGTCTGGACGTACTGGGCTTTAAGTATGAAGAGCGTACAGAACCATGGGAAGGAGCTTGTGGGGTATACTCTACTGTGCTGGCAGAAGCTGCTATTCGTTTCCAAGCTGAAACAATGTCAGAGACATTTCCTGCTAATGGTCCCGTAAAAGTAAAAATTTTAGGTGATGAGACACAAGAAAAAATAGACGCATCCTTACGAGTCAAAGCTGATATGAACTATCAGTTGACTGAGAACATGGTTGAGTACCGTCCAGAACATGAGCGGTTGCTGTACAGTCTAGGACTAGCAGGGTCTGCGTTTAAGAAAGTTTATTATGATCCTAATTTGGGTAGACAGGTTGCTCTGTTTATCCCAGCTGAAGATGTAATCGTACCTTACGGTGCGACACATATCGAAACCGCAGAGCGTGTAACTCACGTTATGCGGAAAACTAAAAACGAACTGAAGAAGTTACAGTCTGTTGGATTCTACAGAGATGTAGATATCGGGGAGCCGCAACCGTACCATTCAGATATCGAAAAAAGAAAAGCGGAAGAAGGCGGGTATTCGTTAACTGACGATGACCGCTTCGCTATATACGAAGTTCATGCAGATCTAGTTATTGATGGCATCGATGATTCCGAAGATGAAATTGCTAAACCGTACGTAGTCACCATTGAAGTTGGATCGGGAGAAGTGCTGGGTATCCGAAGAAATTGGAACCCTGCTGATCCCCTAATGCTGAAGCGTCAGCATTTTGTCCACTATCCATACGTCCCAGGTTTTGGGTTCTATGGATTGGGCTTGATCCACATCATTGGGGGGTACGCGCGGGCGGGAACCTCCTTGATACGTCAGCTAGTAGATGCTGGAACCCTTTCCAACCTCCCTGGGGGTTTGAAGTCCAGAGGACTCCGTATCAAGGGGGACGATCGTCCCATTGAACCTGGGGAATGGAAAGACGTTGATGTACCGTCTGGTAGTATCCGTGACAACATCATGCCCATGCCATACAAAGAACCAAGCCAAACTTTGCTATCTTTGCTTGATAGAATCACGCAAGAAGGACGTAGACTTGGCGCTATTTCGGACATGAACATATCAGATATGTCCGCAAACGCTCCTGTAGGTACAACACTGGCCCTATTAGAGCGCACTCTGAAACCAATGGCAGCTGTACAATCTCGTGTACACTTTGCCATGAAGCAGGAGTTTAAACTACTCAAGGCAATTATGTCTGAGTACGCACCCATAGATTACGATTACGAACCTATTAGGGGCGAAATCAGCGCACGCCAATCTGACTATATGATGGTTGACGTAATACCCGTTAGTGATCCTAACAGCTCAACTATGGCACAGCGTGTCGTACAGTATCAGGCCGTGCTACAAATGGCACAACAAGCGCCTCAGATATACGACTTACCACAGCTTCATAGGCAAATGATTGAAGTTCTTGGAATCAAGAACGCAGATAAACTTGTTCCTACAGCGGACGATGCAAAACCTGCAGATCCTGTAAGCGAGAATATGGATGCACTTACTGGCAAACCAGTCAAAGCATTCCTTTATCAAGACCACCAAGCACATATCGCCGCCCATATGTCATTTATGAAAGATCCTATGGTCGCACAAATGATTGGGCAAAACCCACAGGCAAATCAGATTATGTCTTCACTGCAAGCACATATAGCTGAACACCTTGGGTTCCAGTACAGACAGCAGATTGAAGAACGGTTGGGCGTTGAGCTGCCTCCACCAAACGAACAGCTGCCTGAACAAATCGAAGTACAACTGTCTCGCCTCGTCTCTGACGCAGGACAACAACTCCAACAGGAAAACCAGCAAAAAGCCGCACAACAAGCAGCACAACAGCAGGCGCAAGATCCAAATCTGCAAATTAGACAGATGGAAGCGCAGGCTAAAATGGCTGAAGTGCAGCGTAAGACACAAAAAGATCAGGCTGAGTTACAACTGCAAGCCGCAGAACTCAAACGCAAGATCGATAAAGACAAGGCAGATGAAGCCATTGATAAGGCTGAAATCAAACTTGAAGCTAAGAAAGCTGGTGTTTCCTCAAGGAACGAGCAGATCAAGATTAAGAACAAAGCTGGAATGGATATGATGGGCTTGACGAAAGGTAAGTAATGGCAAAAACAGTATTTGAGGTGCTGTTAGAAAAGCTTGAAGAAGATAAAGAAGCAGCACAACAGCATCTTGTTGGTGGCGGAGCGCAAGACTTCGCTGCATACAGGGAAGTCGTAGGAGTTATACGAGGTCTGGACTCCTGCCGCAATCACGTAGAAGACCTTGCGAAAAACTATT